AAAAGTTTATGACTTTATCGGATATTAACAAACAAAGAAACATTATGAATGATCAATACTTGGAGGATGGAAATCCTAATGAATACGAAGAAAAAGAATACGAATGTCCAGAATGTTGCAATCCAGTTGAAGAAGAATTGGAATACTGCAGTAAAAATTGCTGGGAATCATCAATGATTTAAAAAACAATTATGAAAACAAAATTGATATCAATGCCTGAGCAACTTTTTGAAAAGATAAAAGAATCAGCAATTAAAAACGATAGAAGTGTGAATAAAGAAATTACAAAAATTCTTAAAAAATCATTCAAGAAAAATGAAAGATCTAATTAATGCAGACGGAACAATCAATGTTCACGATTCCTTTTTTATACAAGATAAGGAATTACGAATTATTGGGAGCGAAGATTTTTATCATTCAGGTATCTGGAATATGATTGAAGAAGTAAAGAACTTAAACACTGGTAAAATTGTTAAAATGCAAAGGGAGAAACTACACAAGTACAAACCATTTATTAAATGAAAAACAAAGAACAAAGAAAATACATAAGGGAAGCGTTAAGAGTAGTTGAAATAACTAAGCAGGATAAAAATTATAGTGATGGTCGTTTTGATTATATTATTGAAATACTTAAATTATCTGATGATGTAGTTAAAAAATTAATTATACCTATTGTTAGCCAACAAAGTGAACTTTTATTGTCCTTTTACGAACATATACACAGAGAATATAATATTGAAGATGATACAACATTTGGTGAAGTTTACGAAACATTTAATGCCACTAATTTAATAAACTGGTAAAAATTTGAATATTATGTCTAAAATAACTTTAAGAGATTACCAAGAAAAAATTGCTGAACAAGGATATTCAAAACTATTAAAGTTGAATATGGTTTACTTATCTATGGAGGTAAGAACTGGAAAAACATTAACTGCCTTATCTTTGGCAAATAAATTCACTAATCCAAAAGGGGTGTTGTTTGTCACTAAAAAGAAAGCAATCAAATCTATTGAAAATGATTACGAACTTTTGAATCCAGATTATAATATTACGGTTATAAATTATGAATCACTTCACAAAGTAGAACAAGATTTTGACATTGTTATAATTGATGAAGCACATTCTGTTGGAACTTATCCAAAGCCTTCAAAAAGATACAAAGATTTAAAAGCAATATTAGATAGAAATGCTTATAATAAAATTATATTTTTATCAGGTACACCATCACCTGAATCTTATTCACAACTATTCCATCAATTTAGGTTGTTAAATAGGTTTTCACCATTCAAGGAATACGCAAATTTTTATAAATGGAGTAAAGTTTTTGTTGATGTGGTCCAAAGGAATTTAGGTTATGCCAAAGTGAATGACTATTCTGGAGCTAAAAAAGAAATGATAATGGATGTATTAAAAGATTATTTTATTTCATATACTCAAGAAGATGCTGGATTCAATCAACAAGTAAACGAACATATTTTAGAAGTAGAAATGAAAGCAAAGGTTTATGATCTTGTAAAGAGATTAAAACGAGATTTGATAGTAGAGGGCAAAGAAGAAGTTATATTGGCTGATACATCTGTAAAACTACAAAACAAGATACATCAGCTATGTAGTGGGACAGTTAAATTTGAAAGTGGAAATAGTATGACTATTGATAATTCAAAAGGTTTGTTTATAAAGGATCATTTTAAAGAGAAGAAGATTGCTATATTTTATTTATTTAAAGAGGAATTTTTGCTACTTAAAAATATATTTCCTAACTTCACAGAATCACCAGAAGAATTTAATCAATCAAATGATTTGGTTTTCTTAGGACAAATTAGAAGCAGTAGAGAGGGTGTTAATTTATCAAGTGCAGATGCTTTGATTTATTACAACATTGAGTTTAGTGCATTAAGCTATCAGCAAGGGAAAGATAGAATGACAAGCAAAACAAGAACAAAATCAAATGATGTTTATTTTATATTTGCAAAAGGAGGAATTGAAAAGCACATTTATAAAAGAGTATCAAATAAATTAGATTTTACAAATAGTTATTTTAAAAGAATTAATGGCAAGTAAATATCAAACAAAAATAATAAAGAGATTTGAGCAAGATGGTTGGTACGTTATCAATTTAATTAAGACTAACAAGAATGGAATCCCAGATTTGCTTTGTATTAAGAAAAATGAAAAACCTTTATTTATTGAGTGTAAAGAATGGAACGATACTTTAAAACCATTGCAAAAATTTAGGATTGAAGAATTAAAGAATTATGGAGCAGATGCAGTTTGTTTACAAGACAATAAAAAATGAAAACGTTTTAGGCGTTTCTATACCCCCTTAGAAAAAGAAGTTTTTTTTTTAGAGGGGGGTACCAAAAATCGAAATCAATTATTTTGATTTTAGATAATTCATTGATTTATAAGCAGTGACGCCGAAACGTTTTTAGATCTTCTTTTTTTTTATGTTTTTTTTATAAAAATAATTTAAAATAATTAGTTTTATATATAATTTTAATATATATTTGTATCAACAAACAAACAAAGATCATGTCAAAATTAACAGAAAAACAAAGAGTGATTAATTATTTAGTGAAATATGGTAACAACTTAGAAAGTGCAACTAAATACACTGAAGAACATTTTGATTATGTATCTAAGCATTATAAAGGAATTGCAAAAATGGCTCAAGTTATAATGTGCTTATAACTTAAAAATACGAGTATGTCACAAGGGGAAGAACTATATTCTATAAGTTAGATTCTTCCCGATATACTAAACAATTTAAAATATATCTAAGGGTGAATATCGGTTCAATTCAAAAGGGATTATAATTAAAAAGCTAATATTCACCGATATATTGTTAAATAAATTTTTTGTATATTTGTACAAATAATTAAATTAGGATAAATGAATAAAGTAGGAAGACCAAAGGAAAGTTTAGAATCTTTACCAGATAATTGGCATGAAGAAGTATTGGAACTTTATTCTGAAGGTGCAGCAGATGTTGAAATCAAAGCATTGATTTATGAATGGAGAGGAACTTTTTCTTGTGATCTTTGGAATAGATGGATGAAAGAAGATGAAGAATTTTCGATAACCATAAAAAAGGGAAGAATGCTTTCTGAATCATGGTGGAACAAATCTGGAAGAAAGAACTTGAAGTCTAAAGAATTTTCTTATACTGGTTGGTACATGAATATGAAGAATAGATTTGGATGGAGAGATAAGCAAGAAACAACACTTCAAGGGGGTGATAAACCAATTGAAACAATTATAACATTAGGAACAGGAATCAAACCAGATGAAACTACTGATTAAACAAGAACACGCAGTTCATTTCTTGAAGGATTCACAAACAAAAGAAATTCTTTATGGTGGTGCAGCTGGAGGTGGGAAATCTGCATTGGGATGTTTATGGCTTATTGAAAACTGTCAAAGATATAAAGAAAGCAGGTGGTTGATGGGAAGGTCTAAATTGAAAGCATTAAAAGAAACAACATTAAACACATTCTTTGAACTTACTTCATTACTTAATTTAGGTGATCAATTCAGTTACAATGCACAATCAAATATTATAAAGTGGAATAATGGAAGTGAGATATTGTTGAAAGATTTATTCTTATATCCTTCAGATCCAAATTTTGATTCACTTGGTTCACTTGAAATATGTGGAGCATTTATTGATGAATGCAATCAAGTTGTTCACAAAGCATGGCAGATTGTTTTATCCAGGTGCAGATATAAATTAAATCAATTTGGAATCATTCCAAAGGTTCTTGGTTCATGTAATCCTGCAAAGAATTGGACGTATAAAGAATTTTACAAGAAAGCAAAGGACGGAACACTATCAAATACAAAGGTGTTTATTCAAGCATTACCAACAGATAATCCACATCTTCCAGCATCTTACCTGGAATCACTTTTAAGTTTAGACAAGAACAGTAAACAAAGACTTTATTTCGGCGACTGGGAATATGATGATGATCCATCTGCATTGATTGATTTTGATTCAATTGTTGACTATTTCAATCCGATTCATTTGATTGAAGAAAAAGAAGTATATTTAACAATTGATGTTGCTCGACAGGGAAGAGATAAGTCAGTCATTAGAGTGTGGAAAGGATGGTTATGCATCAAAAGAATATCATTTGATAAAAACACAATTACTGAACTTGCTGACAGTGCAAGAAAATTAATGTCTGAATATGGAATAAGTAGGTCAAGAGTTGTTGCAGATGAGGATGGTGTTGGTGGTGGATTGGTTGATATATTAAGATGTAAAGGTTTTGTGAATGGTTCAAAAGCATTGAATGGTGAGAATTACGACAATCTGAAGAATCAGTGTTCACATAAGATGGCAATGA